AAGAAGAAGCTTTAGCAAAAGCTTTAGTAGCAAGATTACCTTTTTTTACAGGGGCAGGTGTTTCTTTTTTTGTAAAACCCTCATCAAAAGATAGTTTAACAAAATCTTTTCTTCCACCACCTCTTTTTGCAAGATCAATATATTTTTGTCTTTTAGAAGCCATTATCTTTTGCTTTTTATCATTTTGCCTTTTTTCTTTTCAGACATATCTTTGGTCATCATGTCAGCTTTTTTTGACATACCACCTTTTTTAAAACCAGGAACTTTTCTTCCTTTTAAAATATCTGCTTTAGTAATTTTTCCATCTTTATTTAAATCTGGAAAACTACCTTTTTTTAATTTTGCTCTTGGTCTTATCCCGTAATCGTTTCTCATGTTAACTCCTTATCCGTTTTCTTGGTTATTATTTACCGGTTTATTCGCCATAGTGCGTGCCACCGATTCTGCACTTCTGCCCACAACATAACCTCCAAGACCTATTTGTAATAATGTCCAAACATCACCTGGAAGAGTTATAGTTATAGAAGCTTTAAAAAAAAATAATAGTACTGGTCCTAATATATAATTCCAAACTAAAATGAATATTAATACGTACATTAATAAAGGTCTCCAGCTAGATGCAAACCATCCAGCTTTAGCTTCAGCTTCAATAATTTTTGCTGCAGCTTGTAATTCTTGTGTATTAGATTGTAGTAATTGAGTTTGTAGATCTGCTTTTAACTTTGCTTGTAAATCTTTATCAGGAACTGATTTTTCAATTGTGCTAAATAAGATTTTTGCGAGAGGTGCTACAGCTCCTAACATTTGAATCATAGCTTAATACCACTTTGCTGATCTTTTTTTCTCTGAAAGAATACTTCCTTGACCTTGAACTTCTTGAACTTGAGTTTCTTGAGGGTTAGACATTTCAATATCAATTCCACCAAGTAAATTTCCTTGCTTGTCTGTAAATTTATCAAAGTTTACTTCTTTTGATTTTGAATCTGCTGTAAAAGTTCTTGTTGAATTAGCTAATCCACCCACTGCCATTTGTTTTCTGCTTTTTCCAGCTTCAGACAATGCAATAGCGATTGCTTGTTTAGGACTTTTTACTTTTTTTGAAGATTGACCAATATTAAGTTCACCTTTTTTAAACTCTCTCATTACTTTACCAATCTTTTTTTGTGGTTTTGTCATTTTCATAATCATATTTATACTCCTTTTTTATTATTTAACAATAATTATTGTATTTTCTTATTCATATTAGAAAACTGCTGTTTTGCAATAGAAGTTGCAGCTCTTAATTCAGCTAAATCTTCATTTTGTTCAAGTTTTTCTTGTGTATTCATCTGATTCATCATTGCTCTCATCTTATCTAAGTTAATTCTCTCTTGTCCCTCTTGTTTTTTTCTAGCATTTTCTTGAGCTTGTAGATCAAGTTCTCTTGATTTCAATGCAGCAATAGGATCATTATCAAATTGAGAAGTTATTTTTCTCTCTTCCTTCATAAATTCATCCATCATCTCCGCAATTAAAATTGCTTTTCTTGATTCCAATTTCATTTGAAACTCTTGAACCTGTGCTTGCACTTGTGGATCTTGTAAAGCTTGAGGATTTTGAGATAACATTTGTATTTGTTGTAACTCTTGTGCAAATTCTAACTCAACTTGTTCTAAAGCCATTAAAGAAATATGTTCAAAAATATTTTTCTCTAATGATCCCATGATCATCGGATTATTTTTTGCAATGTTAGTTGACATAAATTTTAAATGCGCAGTGACATGTGCTCTATGATCTTGTCCTCTAAATGCTTGAAAAGGTTGTCCACCTAGAGCATCAATATGTTCTAATGCTGGATCTTTAGGCATTGGTCTTGCAGGTTGAATTAAAATTTTATCAATATCTTTTACTCCCAATGCTTCATACATTTTTCTGTAAATTTCATACAGATTGTGAATTTGAGGATTAGATTGAGCAAGTTGTAATTCAGTTTGTGCTAAACTAATTCTTTGAGTTTGTGAAAATATATTTGGATCAGCGACTGGAACAATATCTATTCTATCATCAAAGTCTGCTTGCTTAATATTTTTTTGTCCACCTACAACATCATAAGGATATTCTTCTGGTAAATATAATTTAAATACCCTTGATAATAATTTGAATTCTAATTTTAATGAGGCATACAATCTTTTATGTATAGCAGACATTGTTCTGCTTCCTCTTTCAAGTAAAGCTACGGTTGTACCTACTGCTGCTTGTTGATTACCATCACCTACTTGTATATCAGCAATAGAAGCAAATCTTTGACCTGCTTGAACCACGACTCCCATTAATTGTAATAAAGTTTGAGAAGGTTCTTTGTAAGGTAGAGTCATAAATGCATCTCTAAGGTTTCCCCCTGGAGCATCTACATCTCTCCACTCACCTGGCTGAATAGATTGAGCATCATCTCTAATTCTAATACCACGCATTTTAAATCCTGCTGGTAAATTAGATAAAGTTCCTGCATCAATTAATTGTCTTAAAGCAGATGTGGCTGTTCTTGATAGCCCACCGATCATATGAATTAAACCAAATCCATAAAATCCTAAACCCGGTAAAAATTTAAAATGAACGAAGTATTGAATTTTATTTTTCTTAACATCACCTATTTCATAATTTCTACGAATAGATAAAATTTCACGAGAGCTTTCTTCTATCGTCACAATGTAAGGAAGTTTAATTCCAGTCATTTCCCCGTTGGGATCACGATCTTCAAAGCCCTCGAGATCCAAGTTTACATGACATTCTACTAATGTAAAGATATCTTCATAACCCGATTTAGTAACTCCTTCAATTTCTCTCTCTTTTGATTTTACATCAGATGTATCTGTAACAGAATCATCACTTGGTAATAAATCTAAGTCTCTATAAAATCCTGCGACTTGTTGTTTTCTTAATTCATTTGCAGAAATTTTTATTGTATGCATGATTGCTTCAGCATCATCTAATGATGTCGCTGAATAAGGAACAACTAAATCTTCTGCTGGTACAAATTTAGAAACAGCTCTTCCAAGTAAATCATCATAATAAACTTTTTTAAAAGTAGATCCTGATAAAGGTAAATAAAATAACATTTGATCAAACTCTGGTTCATATTCTCTCATGACATCCATAATTTGATAGTTCATAAAATCTTTAACACGTACAGCTTGATCTTCTTTTTCTCTAGAAGAGTTTCCAATTATTTGAGTTCTAACTGGTCCATCTGCTGGTAATAATTCTTTGTAGGCTAAAGCTTGAAATTGTGTAACTGCTTCTGCTAATACTGGATGAGTTGCACCACTTGCTCCTTGAAATGGTTCTGTTCTTTGATCATATTTAAATCCAAGTAAATCTAAACCTTGAGTATAAGTTTGTTCCCAATCTTGACGTGATGTTTTATAATCTAAAAAATTTTGATAAAGTTCTGAACCTAAAGGTCCTAAAACATCTTCCGGTAATAATTCTGCTAAGTTATCAAAATGGTTTACACTTTCACCTTGATTAAAAGCTCCTGGATTAAAATTAATTTCAACACCACCATCTGACGTTGGAGTGATTTCTGTATTTTCTGTACTTGGAATAGATTCTTGAAGTTCTACAATTTCTTCTGCAGAAGCCTCTGGATTTTCTATTTCAATTTTATTTATAACTTCGTTTGGAAGCGATTTGTCTATAGTTGCCATTTAATTTCTCCGAGTTCACTATCTTAACCTTATTATACGTAACATTCAAGCCCTGTGGGTTAGGACCTGATTTAGGTGGTATAGTTGTTGTTAATTTTTTCATTATATTCCAAAAGAAGAAGGAGGAAGATTAGCTCTATATCTTGCAATCAATGAATCTAATAAAGGATCTCCAGTTGCTTGATTATATAATGGAGCATACTGAGGTAATGTAGTTATTCCACCGTCACCTCCACCTGGACTTTGTGCTGGACCACTTTGAACAGATGTTGATTCTTGAGTATCGTCACTTGGTCCTGTTACTCCTCTGTTAGCTGCACTTACTGCTGAAGCAACAGCGTTAGCAACCATCCCTGCAACTGGTCCAAATGCCATTCCTATTGCTGTTGGAGCTGGATTATTAACTGCATTTGCAATTGCATTTTGAACTGCATTAACAGCAGTACTAACAACTCCTGTTTCAGCTTCTGCTGCATCATCAGAAGTTCCTACAGAACCTGTAACTCCATGTCCTGTTCCATCATCTGATCCTCCTGGGCCACTATCTCCTTGACCTGTTCCTGGTCCTCCGTGTCCAGATCCATCGTCTGATCCCCCTGGACCACTATCTCCTGCTGATGAATCTCCTTCTCCACTTGAATCTCCACTTGAATCTCCACTTGAATCTCCACTTGAATCTCCACTTGATCCATCGCCCGATGATCCATCGCCGCCTGATGATCCATCGCCGCCTGATGATCCATCTCCACCGGAT